GTGTACAACTACGCCAAGACGCGGGCAGGCCACAGGGTCTTCGCGATCAAGGGTGTTGGCGGTGAGGGCAAGCCCATCGTCGGACGCCCCTCGCGGAACAATATCGGCAAGATACCGTTGTACCCAATCGGTGTTGATACTGCGAAGGAAGTGCATTATTCGCGCCTGCGTATCGAAGAGCCGGGCGGTGGCTATTGTCACTTCCAAGCCAAGCGCGATGACGAGTATTTCCGGCAGCTAACGGCTGAAAAGCAAGTTGTGCGCTACCATAAGGGCTATCCGACGCGGGCGTGGATCAAAACGCGCACTCGAAATGAGGCGCTTGACGTTCGCGTATATGCGATTGCCGCTTTCCATATTCTCAATATTAATATAGATAGCATAGTCAAGCGGTTTCATGCTACTATAAACCGTAAAGCGGAAGCCTTGTCTGGGCATGAGGAGGTGAAGCCACATCCACTGGCCACGAAAAAGGGGCCAAAACGGGGTGGTTTTGCGAACAACTGGCGTTGAGGTATAATGGCAAACCTGTTTGATGAAAGCAATGCACCGGAAGGGGAACCCGAAAAGATTGTCGTTGGCGACTTTCTTCAGTGGAAAAAGACGTCCCTAGCCGCAACTTATCCGCCTGCTACCCACTCTGCTGAGTATGTTGCCCGTGTTGCCGCAGGGCAATCGGCTGAATTTAAGATCGCAGCCATTGAGCGCGATGGTTATTATCTGTTTCAAGCGGCAAGTGCGACCACAGCGGGCTTCGAAGTTGGTTTCTACCACTGGCAGCTTGAAATCACACAGACTTCGAGCGGCAATCGCATTGTTGTTGGTACTGGTGAGTTTGAGATCATCGGCGATCTCGACAATAACGGCGCTGACCCTCGCACCCACGCTGAGGTCATGCTGGACAAGATCGAAGGCTTGCTTGTTGGCCGTGCGGACAAGGATGTTTCGTCTTACTCCATCCAAGGTCGCTCCATCTCCAAGATGACGATCTCCGATTTGCTGTTGTGGCGCGATTACTACCGCAAAGAAGTTATTAAAGAACGCCGCGACAACGCTATAGCCGCAGGCAAAACTACTAAAACCACGATGAAGGTTCGGTTCCTATGAGTTTTTGGCGCGAAGCATTGGGGTTGCCTCAGAAAACAGGCAAAGTGGCCAAAAGGTCGTATCACGCTGCGAACACGGGTCGGCTTTTTGCCGACTTTATGGCGTCTGCCCGTAGTCCAGACAGCGAGTTAAAGCCTGACCTAGTGCTGATGCGCAACCGCGCACGTGCGCTGGCTCGTGATGACGTTTATGTCAAACGCTATTTGACGCTGCTCAAGACCAACGTGGTTGGCGAAAAGGGCATGACGCTACAGGTCAAGGCGCGCAATACCAACAATTCACTGGATGTTATCGGCAACCAGATTATCGAAGAGGCTTGGGCCATGTTCTCCATGAAGGGGAACTGCACGTCCGATGGTCGCCAAAGCTGGATCGACTTGCAAAAGTACGTGATGGAGGCCACCGCGCGTGACGGCGAAGCGTTTATTCAAGTCGTTCGCAACCGCAATTTCGTACATGGCATTGCCTTTCACCCCATCGAAGCTGACCTCATTGACGAGCAGAAGAACGAGCGGGCCAAGAGCGGCAATGAAATCCGCATGGGCATCGAACTTGACGCTTATCAGCGCCCTGTTGCCTACTGGGTAAAGAAACGCCACCCCGGCGACTTGGACTTTGCGACTTTTACGGTCAACGTGTCTGAGCGCATTGAAGCCAAGAACATCATCCACGTTTACGACCCGCTCCGCGCAGGGCAGACACGCGGTGAGCCTTGGATGGCTCCGGCGATTGCCCAGTTGAAGATGCTGAACGCCCACCGTGAAGCTGAATTGGTCGCATCGCGCATGGCAGCGTCGAAAATGGGCTTCTTTACGTCGGACAGCGGCGAAGATACGCCTGCGGACGATTACGACAACGGCGTTCCAATCATTGACGCTGAACCCGGCACATTCCACCAGTTGCCAAACGGCGTTGACTTTAAGCCATTTGACCCGACGCACCCTGCGACGGCGTTTGCTGAGTTCCAGAAGGGTGTCTTGCGCGGCATTTCGTCTGCGCTGAACGTGTCCTATGCCTCGCTGTCGAACGACCTTGAGGGGACTTCGTACAGTTCCATCCGCCAGGGTGCACTTGAAGAGCGCGATGCGTACAAGATGATGCAGCAGTTCTTGCTGGAGCATTTCGTTGTGCCAGCTTACGCCACGTGGTTGCAGCACGTCATGGAATTTGGCTACATCTCGCTCCCAGCGACCCGCTTTCCTAAATTCTTTGCGGCCTCGCACTTTCGCGCACGCGGCTGGCAGTGGGTTGACCCTCAGAAGGAGGTCAACGCTGCGGTTACTGCGATGCACAACGGCATTATGTCGATGCAGGATGTTTCCGGTCAATATGGCCGCGACATCGAAGAGACGTTCAGCCAGTGGCAGCGTGACAAAGAGATGGCTGACCAGTTCGGTCTTGAGTTGGCCTTCTTCCCATTTGGCGGCAATGCTGCGACCAAGGGTGTTGACGCTGAAGACGAGGACACGGACGATAGCGATGCTGACGATGCACCTACGCCACCCGCACGCGGCGGTAGGCAGGAAGTCATTGTCAAGGTTCAACAGGAACAGCCCCAGAAGAAACGCTCAGTCAAGCTGGTGCGTGACGAGAAGGGTGTTGTTGTAGGCGTTGAGGCGAACGAAGAATAATGACTATAACCACAGCCCTTTGCGAATCTTACAAGCGTGAACTGCTGATGGGCCTTCACGCCATCACAGACGACTATCGCATGGCGCTTTATGTTGACGGCGCTCGTTTGTCTGCGATCACTACGGCGTACAGCGACGACAACGAGGCTGTGGGCGAAGGTTACGAGGCGGGTGGCATCCCTATCCCGAATATGCGGGTCGAGAGCAATGGCCCTGAGTTCTACATTGACTTCGACCCAGTGGTGTATGCTCGGTTGACAGTTGCGGTAGATGGATGTTTGATATATAACGCATCCAAAGATAATCGAGCAGTTGCTGTGTTCAACTTTGGCGAGACGCTGACGGCACGCAATGGCAAGATTGAGGTAGAGTCCCCACGCGGAATAGTCCGCTTAAAATGAGGCTGAAGAATGGCTAACGCAATCTATCCCCTTTACAAGCAGGCGCTGATCGACGGCGACACTTTGGTTGACCTAAACGACCTGACGGTAAAGGTCGCTTTGGTTGATACGGGAACGTACACTTATTCTGGCGCTCACCAGTTCCTGACCTCGCTCACGGGCGTTGTCGGCACGGCGCAGACTATTGCCAATACGACTGTGAACAACGGTCTTTTCGACGGTGACAACGTGACCTACACTAGCGTTACGGGTAACTCGGCTGAAGCACTCGTCATCTATATCGATAGCACCGTCGCAGCCACCTCGCGCTTGGTTGCGTACATTGACAGTGGTGTCACCGGATTGCCAGTGACACCAAATGGCGGCGACATCGTCGTTACATGGAATGTGTCGGGTATCTTCCAACTTTAAGGCTACGTTATGCTGCTATTAACTTCGACCTCTGACATTATCCGCGTTGTCACAGGCAGCGCGGCTGACGTTGACGCGCATGTCTCCTATGTTGATATTAGTGGATCGACTGTAACCCCTGGTCGTACGAACACGCCACCAATCACAACTGCCACAACGACTACTATTGCTGGATCTCCTGCTGCGGCAACACAACGTAACATCAAAGCAATCTACATCCACAACGCCAGCGCGACTGTATCGACAACGGTAACTGTCCAGCACTTTGACGGCACGACCAGCGTTGACTTAGTGAACTGCGTCTTGCTTCCTGATGAGCATCTCAATCTAAACGAGAACGGCTCTTGGGTTCACCGCACAGCAACACTTGCGGAATATACATATCAGCCACCAGCCAGCGCCAACCTTGGTATCACAAACACGCTTGCCGAAAGCATCCCCCGCGAACTTTGCCCAGAAGTCAACACCTCTGCGCCAGCGTCCGGCACATTGGGGATGCAGCTTATCTATCTGACTGCTGGTCAGCTTATCTCTAACATCACCTTGTCAAGCGCAACGACTGCTGCGGGTACACCGACCAACTACTTCTTTGCGCTATACGACATCAACCGTAACCTGTTGGCACAGTCTGCTAACCAGACCACAACTGCATGGCCTGCCAACACCGTGAAAACGCTTGCGATGACAACGCCTTTCCGCGTTCAAGTGAGTGGCCTGTACTACATCGGCTACTTTATGACAGCTACCACCGTCGCAACGCTCAAGGGCGGCACGGCGAGAACGGGTGGTCAGTTGGCTAACACCGCGCCAATCATCTACGGCACAAGTTCAACGGGCCTTACAACGGCGCTGCCTAACCCTGCTGCTGCAATCACGGGAACGACGGCTAGTATCTACGCTGCTGTAAGCTAATGAGTGGGATATTCGACCCGCAACTGGTTCCGGTTGCTTGGTTCGATCCGGACGCGCAGGCCGTTGGTTGGTTCGATGACGACCTTGTGGCTAATGCCACAGGGCCGTTCAACCAAACCCTCACGCCTGCGCTCTACACCAACACACAGACCTTCTACGCTGCGACAGTCACAGCAATTGGCGGCACGCAAAACCTAACGCCAAGCCTATTTACAAATGGGCAGACGTTCTTTGCGCCGACGGTCACGTCTGTGCGGAACCTTACCCCTGCGCTTGTCAGCAATGGCCAAACATTCTTTGCGCCAACGGTAACTGCAACGCGGAACCTTACGCCTGCGCTGTTCACCAATGGCCAGACCTTTTACAGCCCAACGCGCACGTCAAGCAACGCTGTCACGCCAGCACTGCTCACCAATAGCCAGACCTTCTACGGGCCAACGATTAGCCAAGTAAGCACTGTTGCCCCTGCGCTGTTCACGAACAGCCAAACGTTCTTTGCCGCAACGGTCACGACCACAAGGGCGTTGACGCCAAGCCTGTTTACGAACGGTCAGACATTCTACAGCCCAACGGCGACCAGCCTTAACACCATCGCGCCGCCTATGTTTGCGGACAGCGACTTTGTGTTTCCGCCTGTCGTTACACAGGTAGGACCACCACAGACGCTTACGGCAAGCCTGTTCACCAACGGCAACACATTCTTCCCAGCGGCGATTGGCGATACTCCAGTCGGACCAATCCTAAGCGGCGGCACAATCACAAGGCCACGGCGCAAGTTCCGCCCAGCCATACTCGTTGAGTTTCCGGAAGAAGAAGTTGTCCTACCGGATGTCAGCGCCAAGACACGCCTCGCCGGGCTGTCGGCCACGCTTGCCCTTGGTTCTGTTGTCGCAACGTCCCCAGACCCCATCGACGCACGCGCCAGCTTGGCGTTTACGCAGATCGAAACATATATGCGCGGCGTTACTGCGGCGTCTAGCTGGAACGACCCAAGCGACGAGGAACTGCTGTTAATTCTTGATTTTGCATTATCATGAACAGTGATTGATTGTTCTCTGTTAAGATGATATTGTTTCGCAGAAAGCGCCCTTAGGAGCAGTTTATGGAAGAAGAAGTCCAAGAACCAGTCGCAGAAGCTGAGGCTGTAGTCGAAGAGACCCCTGTGGTCGAGGCTGAAGCCGAAGTCGTCTTAGACGAGGTCGAGCGCAAAGAGGCCAATGTCGAGCGCCGCTCGGCTGTTGTTGACATCTCTGTGCGTGGCGTTGATGAAAAGAAGCGCACTGTTTCCATCGCGGTTTCGTCTGAATTACCAGTCGAACGCTCATTTGGCAAAGAAGTTTTGGTCCACGACGAGAAGTCCATCGATATGGCGTTTCTCAAGTCTGGCCGCGCACCACTGCTCCTAGATCATGACATGGAGCGTCAGATTGGTGTTATTGAATCTGTTGGTCTCGATGCTGACAGGGTGCTACGGGCGAATGTCCGCTTCGGGCGCTCTGCTTTGGCG